GCATGATAGTTGTTGCAATGGCGGTGATTAGGTTCAAACCACCGATAGCCGACGGTACGTACGGTTGGACCGTAGGTGGGAACGTTTCCTGTGCAAAGTTTGCAGTACCGGTTATGGTACTTACAATAATAAGGGGTATGGTAAATTTCATGCTTAAATTTTTAAATGAACAGTACGCTTGGTAGTGCATGTATCGATAACACGCGGCGGCTTCACCCCAGGACTTTAATATTTTCTCTTGTTGTGGATGCCAAATTTTCGGAAGTTTCTTTTCTTCGTTCATACTAATAATAGATATGAACATTATATTCTTCATTCACTTACTTTTTTTCATAACCATGTTGGTTGTACCATTCATGAAGAATAAACAAAACCTCGAATTTTACTCACTACTCGTCCCGTTTATATTTTTTCACTGGTCTGTAAATGATGATACGTGTGCACTGACCCAAATGGAAATGGCTGTAACGGGAAATAGTAAAGAGGAAACGTTTTTTGGACGTATAATGGGGCCCATATACAAAATGGATGATACCGAGGCAAATAATTTTTTAAAATCTATTTTATTTTTCCTTTGGTTACTTGTTCAGTATAGACTCGATAGAATTGATTTGAGTCCACTTTACGAACTCAAAAAACGCATCGTTAAATAATATTGGTATATATAAAATGAAGATCAGTAATAAAACGCAAACAAAACTTTTGTTTATTGCGTTAGCGGTTCTTTTTTCTTTAGTTATATACCAAATGTATAATCCAATTATAGTTAAGAAACAGGTTCCTGTACATGTACCAGTTGAAGTTCCAGTACAGATACCAGTCGAAAGAGAGTTTCGAAAACCACCAATTAAAGAGTATAAACCCGGGTACGTTCAACAAATGGGTGTTCTCGTAGGTCCAGATGAAGAAACCTTACCTTTATACGGTAAAGAAGTTAGGGGGAGACGCGATCAATACCATTATTACACGACAACACCAGGTGATCAAGTGTACCCACTTCCAGTCACGATTAATGACCGGGACTGTATGGACGATATAGGGTGTCAAGAACTGTACGGAAATGAAACCGTTTCGGTATTAGGGCAAACGGGTTCATTTCAGGCGAAACTGTATAGAACGGATAATTTTTTTATTTAGACGAGTAAAAAAGTATTAAATAACAACACGAGAGTATTACTATAGTCTTTAATACACCTGAAATAGTTCTGACGGTATTACACCCATCCGAACATTTATCTTTTACAGGTTTTCCGTTTACTGTTACGGTACTAAAAAATATACACGGACATATTTTTAAAGGTACAAGTGATACGACGAACCAAACACAACACAATAACAGGAAATATTGTAAACGATCCATTTTTTAATTTATATTAAACAAAGAAAAAAATATATTGGTTACTATAAATGAATATAGATACTTTAAAAAACGAAGCAAGACGTTTAGGTCTTCGTGTCACTAAGAAAAAAAATGGGAAACGTGTTCCCCTGTCCGAAAAGGAACTTAAACTGCGAATCGAAAAGCTTCGAACATCATCTTTGGAAATGCAGGTTCGTAATTCAAAAAAACTTATACGAAAGTGTAAATCGTTATTGAAAAATATGGAACCGAGTGTTTCGGTAAAGAAAGTTGCGCCTCCAGCACCTCGGATCCCTCCAGCGCCCCCGGTCCCACCACGTCCCGTGAAACGCGACCCACGTGCAAACTTAATGACGGCTTTGAAAGCAAATCTCGAAAGACGTGGTATTAGACGAAATTTAAACCAAACTTCTTAGTTATTATTTTTTTAGCCCCTTCGAGTTCAGGGTAACTCCATAAAAGCCATCTCGACCAAAACCCCGCGGTATACAAACCTGATTTACCCCAGTTTTCTTTATCGCTTCGTGTAACATCGAGCATGTTTTTGTGAACGAGTTTAGGATTGGTTTGTTTTTGAACCATGTGTGGTACAAACCCACCGTGACGCGTGACGTACATACGCATACGTAACGGGTTCTTGTGTAGTGTATAATCGGAGTACCCCTTGGCCCCAAAATCAACAATCTTACCATCGTCGAACGTAACTCTAAACTTTTTATCAAATCGCGGACTTTTTCGTAAACGAACACGCATGTATACTATAATTATTGAACATATTTATTTTGTAACCTTGTGAGCGTGTAGTGGTGATAAAAATGAAGTATACCAATAAGTATTGAAACGTAAACGATTGGATTACGTCTCGCCTTTTTATTCAGAACAACTAATACAAGTGCCATGAGAGTGATGATAGTTGGTAAAGCGAATAAACCAATTTGAACATTCGTTAAACCAAGAAACCGTTTATCTAACGTATTGATTTTATCGTTTTGGTCTGGTGCGTAGTATTCTTTTCCTTTATAACCTGGCATTTATTATATATACAGAAAAAAATGTGGTTTCTCGTGCTACCATTTGTACTGTTACTCAACGATTATTTAAAAAATCCAATCGATAGACTCTATTTTCAAAAACCTTTACGACCCTTAGTGGGTATACGAAACTCACTTGTAGACTTATTTTTCTATAAACCACACTATTCGGTCGACGATTTTCCAGGCCTTTGGCGTGTTCAAAAACACTTTTTCGATATAAAAGACGAATACGATAGGTTATACAAAAATGCACAAAAATGGTATTTCCACGATCTCGATCCCTGGTTCGACCGTAACGAAAAGTATTATTACTATAAAATACACGATTTTCCGAACATATACGCATTTTTAAAAAGTATACCGTGTGTTGATCATGCCATGATTGCAGTCATGGAAGGACCAATGTCTATACCAGCACATCGGGCTGAAAGTAATTTACAGTTACGGTACCATTTAACCCTCGAAGGGACGAGTAATCTCAATACCGAATTTGAAATTCATAAACACGAACCCGGTGAAGATGTTCTTTTTGATCACGCGAGGTACCACCGCGTTGATAAAACTGATGAAAGTAAACGTGTTGTATTGATTTTAGACATTAATCGGTTTTAATCTAAAGGTGTTTCCTACATACAGCTTTATACATGTTATGGTCACCGACAAGTTCAAGCTCGTCGTTTTGAACAATACGTTTTGTAAACGGTCCGTGTGTGCCGTTCATACACTCCATACACATCGCCGATATTTTAAACACTTTATCGGCGAGAGGTACACAATCTATGAGTTCACCAAACTTTCTCTGTTTATAATCACCATCGAGACCCGCGAGTAAAATCGTTTTACCCGAATCGAGAACGCGTTCAACAAACGTTTTAAGACCAGTAAAAAACTGCGCTTCGTCTATGGCTATAACGTCAACGTCTGAAAAATCGACTTCTTCGAGACTATTTGTTTTTATACAATCGAAACGAACATTATCATGGGTACGTAAAACGTCTTCAGAGGCGCGTGTATCTTTTTTCGAGTTTATAACGAGAATCTTTTTACCTATAACGCGGTACCGTTTTAAACGTCGGATAAGTTCGGACGTTTTTCCTGAAAACATGTTACCCATAATAATTTTCAAACTCATTTCTAATTATACGTATTATTATTTTTTTATACTTATATAGTATATGTTGAATATTTATTTATTTCTGACACTATCATTTATATTTAATATTGTGACAGGATATTATGTTTCATATAAAAGAAATGTTAAGGAAAATGATAAAATATACGACATGGGATTTAAAATTTTACCAAACCTTGAAAAATATGATTATATTAATGATTATATATTGATTATTCCAACACTCTTTTTGGTTTATCATTTTGGTGGTTGGACTAAAAATAAAAAAAGTACATTTTTAATTACAATGGGGTTGATGTATTTATTTAGAAGTTTATCAAATTATGTTACAACATTTCCAAGTATGAAAAAATGCGAATTAAAACCACCGTTTGGGTTTTGTAATGATTTTATGTTTTCAGGACACACGACGTTTAACATAGTTATTTCTTATTTTGTTAAGGGTATATTATGGCCAATTTGGCCAATAATTACATCTATATTAACGATTGCGACGAGAGAACATTATAGTGTTGATGTATTAATAGCATGGCTTATATTTGGATCTTTACAATGTAGAATATAATATTTATATAAATAAATGACCGTTGAGATTATTACATATGCTAATAAATCACAAGGGATGTTTGAAGAACTTATCAATAATGAATTCGGTATTCCTATAAAAGTTCTGGGTTGGGGTACTAAATGGAATGGTTTTAGTGACAAGTATAAAGGTGTATATAAGTATCTTGAAAATAAAAAAGACGATGATATTATAATATTTCTCGACGGTTTTGATACAAAAATTAATAAGAACCCACAGAATGTTTTAGAACTCTTTAAAAAATACGATTGTAGAGTTTTGGTATCCAAAGATCCAGTACCATTTGGGTTATTTTCAAGAATGATTTTTGGGATTTGCGGTGACAAATCAACTGCAAATTCTGGTCTTTATATGGGATATGCTAAAGAACTTAAAAGTTTTTTAGACGAAGCATTATCTGAAAAATGTGAAGATGATCAGACAAATCTTAATACCTTGTGTCAAAAGTTCGAATATATTAAAGTGGATGAAAATGAAAAGATTTTCAAGAACTTTGGGCCAACGGATAAAGACATAAAAACTAATGCATTATTTGTATCTTATCCAGGGACTTTGAGTTTGAACAGATACTCACGCGCTATATCTGAATATACTCAATTCGTATACATGTATATTTTATGTGTACTCATTTTGGGTCTTTCTTTATTCCCACAATATCAACGTATATTATTGACACTTTTAATTTTTGTATTGAGTTTTTATATATTTTTTGCAGATAAATCGTGTACTACAGACACATAAAGAAACAACTCTTAGAATAATAAAAAATATGGAAACACTTAGAATTAAACGATTAACTCTCGAAGCAACTTTACCGACACGCGCATCTCCTGGATCGGTCGGGTACGATTTGTATAGTATGGAAAATATGACGATTAATGCATGTGAACGTGGTATCGTAAGTACGGGTATTTGTGCAACAATTCCTACTGGTGTGTATGGTCGTATTGCCCCGAGATCGGGTTTAAGTGTAAAACATGGTATTCAAACGGGGGCTGGTGTTATTGATCCAGATTATACGGGTGAATTGAAGGTTATCTTGTTTAATCACGGGAGTGAACCATTCGAAATTAAACAAGGCGATAGAATCGCCCAATTGATTTTGGAAAAGTGTGAAACACCACTTATTGAGGAAGTCGATGAATTAAAAGAGACAAAGCGGGGCGAACGAGGTTTTGGATCTTCGGGTAAGAACTAGGTATTATTTCCTTTTGAGTTGATAAATATGTTCTATTATAACTGTGGAACCTAAAAATGTTAAAAGTGGATTATCGTATTTGTAGTATCCGTAATACATTACGATTATACCCCATAAAAATGCGAGATAATCGGTAGTAGGTGATGCCATATAACTACAATTTGATTCTGTTGGTATAGAACTTTCCATCATTTGGTAATATATAGTACCCATTAACACTGATAATACGAATGCTATTAAATGCATTATTAATATAATATAATAAATTAGTTTCCAAACGCGATACCACCCATACCATTCTTAATCCTGAGAATGTTATAGTTGACCGCATACGCGCGAATCATATCAAGGTTCGCACTCGCTGGACCATTAATATTTATCTTCGCGTTATCGATTCGCGAAAAGTTCAAGGTACCCGTTGGTTGAGACTTGTTCATGGTAAGACAGAATGGCCACGTATATATTTGTTCCGAATCGACCGTAGTATTAAGAACCGAACAGTGTCTCGATGGAACAACGTTTCTGTGGTATTCACCTGTCATATTTTCAAAGAGTGGAACACCGTTAATAAACATAGACGCGTCTGTGAAAGTGTATGATGTAGTTGACCCGTTACCTGCAGCTATATGAACGGCTTTCACTGGGTGATTAAAGTAGGTCAAATCAATCGACGTATCGGAATCAGTCATTGGTTGGTATTGTGTTTGGGTAATGAGAAGTTCGTGTTCACCGTTTGCAAAGAATTCGCGTTCT